AAGGCCCCGCCACCGCCGCCGCGGAGCGCTGCGATGGAGGCGGCCCTGAAGGCAGCGCAGCAGCGCAGCAGCAGCAAGCCGGGCCCGGCGGCCACCCCAGGCCGGAAGGTGGTGCGCACGGCCCAGGGGCAGGGCGGTGGAGGGCTTGCCGCACGGCTCGGGGCGGCATTGAAGGCAATCACTGGCCGGCGGCCGCAGGCCCCGCAGAGGCCGGCGCCGGCCAGGGCCCAGGCCACCGCCAAGGCCAAGCCGCCAGCGAAGCCAGCATCGAAGCCCAAGCCAGCGCCGAAGCCCAAGGCCAAGCCCAGGGCAAAGGCTCAGCCGCAGAAGCCCGCCAACGCCATCCGCACCACCAACAAGCCCCTCGCCAAGCCACGCCGCAAGCGGTAGGTCACAGCACCGGCAGCGCGGCAGTCTCGATCCCAGGGAACTGCCGCTTCTCGCTCGGGCTCGGTTTCCGCAGCGCATCGCCCAGCACCTTCGAGGCGCGATCGAACGGCCACCCCTTGCCGGCGGCGAACTCCCGTGTGATCGCCTCCCGGCTCCGCTCCCAGTAGCCCTCACGCAGCAGGGTGGCCCGCCGTTTCGGGTCCGCTTCCTCCACCGCTTCCGTCGCCACTGGCGCCAGGCTGCAGCGGCACCGTGGGTGTTGCGTGCCCACCATCTCCGCCAGCAGGTAGATGTTGCCGTGGCGGCTGGCGCACACCGGGCAGGTGCGCTCATCCTTCGTCGCGATCCACCTGGCGTACTTCATTCCGTTCCGCTCAGCGGTCGCCTTCTGTGCCCCCACGTAGGCGTTGGACAGCTCAGAGCGTGCGATCAGCTCTGCACGGTTCGCCAACCCCAGGCTGCGGGTGATGCCGTTCGGGTCCCGTGCACCCAGCAGGGCGATGCGCACATCACGCTCGATCTTGCGGTAGCCCTGCCCCCGCGCCACGCCCTGGGTGACGATGCGGGTGAGGTTGTCGCGGAACGATTCCACCTCCGCCCTGATGTAGGCCGAGGTGGTGGCTGCTGCCGCACGGATCGCGGCGCGGTTGGGGCCCACGAACTGCGACCGCGCCACCACCTGGGGATCTGTGGTCTGCAGCAGCTGCCGCGCCAGGTCATCACCCAGCGCAGTGGCCTGCTCCAGGTCGGTGGCGTAGCGCTGCTCCAGGGCCTTGAGCTCGTTGGCGCTGAAGTAGGCCTGGGCGATGCGCTGCAGGTCCTGCAGCTTGCGGGACGATTCCGCGATCGAGTAGGACCCAGGCCGCCGCAGCTGGCCGTCGGCGCTGCGTTCTGCCGGCAGCTCTGGATCCACGGCCTGGCCATACCAGCGGCGGAGATCACGCAGCGTGCGGCGCAGGGCGATCACCAGCGCCCGGCGGGTGTTGGTGCTGGCGCGATCAGCCAGACCATCCAGGGCCTGGGCGAAGTCGTCCGCCAGTTGGAGCTGCTGATCACCGATCGTGATCGCCATCAGGCCTTCTTGCCACGCCGCTTCCGGCCACCACCCAGCTGCCGCTGGCTGCCACCGCCGGTGCCCCGCAGCTGCGACCGCGGCGGCGGCTTGGCCAGGTCAGCCATTTCGCGCACCATCCGCGCATCCGATTGCGCCAGCTGCCGCAGGTTGGCCCGCAGGGCATCCGACACCCTGCCGCTGCCTCCTGCTGCCGCACCACCTCCGGCACTACCGGGCAGCTTGTTGGTCGCCGGCTTTGACGGGCTGGCGGTGCGGCGGATCGGCATGCCGGTGATGCTCTCGATCTCCCGGATCCGCTGGGCATCAAGCTGCGCCAGGCTGCGCAACGTGCTGCGCAGAGCCTGCGCCATCGGGCCCTGGCCAGGTGCGCGCTGCTCCGGCCTGGGCATCACGGTGGTCCTGGCCACTGCAGGCCGTGGCTTGGCGCTCATCGTGCCCGCCGGGCGACCACCAGCCAGCTGGCCCCGGTTGGCAGCCTGCGCCGCCCTGGAGGCCTTGGCGGTTCTGGTGACCGCAGCCTTCTGCGCACGCCGGCTTGCCGTGCCGCTCAGGCTGCTATCGCCTGCATCCTGCTTGGCCAGCTTGGCCCTGCTGCGTCGCGCTGATGTCCTGGCCTTCAGGCTGCCGCCTGTGACCTTCCCGCCACCACCGCCAGGGCTGGACGAAAACCGGCCGTTGGCATCGCGCACATAGCTGCGCCGCCCACCTCCCTTGCCCGCCAAGGATCACTCCGTCTGCTGATCCTGGTTTTCCCCGTCGTCTTCACCCGTCACCGCCGGATCCGCCGGCCCGGGTGTCTCGCCGTTCAGCAGTTCATCCTCGATCTCCAGCGCCAGCGCCTCAGCCTCTGGGGTCACGCCCTGCGGCAGCAGGCCCGCACGGCCCTCCAGGGCGGTCACGCTGGCCCGCCGCAGCAGGCCGGCGTCATAGAGGTCCTTCGCGAGGCGCAGGGTTTCAGGATCCACCGGGCGATCCACCACACCCTTGGCCATCACCAGGCCGGCGCCAGGCTCCAGCCGCTCGCCGGTGAAGCTCACCCAGAGCTCCATCACGGTCTGCATCATCGAGGCCTTCTGCTCCCCGATCGCGGTCAGCGTCGCCTGGAGCTGCGCGCTCTCCAGTTCCGCATGGGTTGCCGTGCGGTCGCCGCTGCCGCCGAAGAGAAAGCTGAGGGTCTGGCGGTCGATCAGCGCTTCGATCTGCGCCAGGTTGGCCTCATGCCGCTCCAGGCTGCTGCCGCTCACCTCCGCCCACTCGAAGCTGCCATCCTTCGGCAGGTCCACCACGCTGTTTGGACCGATCGCCAGCGGCGCCGGCGCACCGTTCTGGCCCATCGGCGCACCCTTGCGCACCGCCACCGGCATCGCGGTCTTGCGCAGCAGCTCCTTGTAGTCGCTGTACTCCCGGAACCAGTCCAGGCTGCCTTCTGCCAGGGCATAGAACGGCAGGTCGCCACGGCCGAAGCCCTCACGGCTCACGCTGTACCAGCAGACCGGCGGATACTGCAGCGGGTTGCCGGCGGCATCCTCGAACACGCCGAAATCCAATTCCTCGAACTGCCAGGCCAGGCTGCCCTTGCCGTTGCCGCTTGCACCCTTGATCCGCATCAGCCACCACTGGCCGCCGCGCATCACGCGGTAGCGGGGCTCCATCGTGATCCCGAAGTCGCCATCTTCCACTTCGTGCCACTCGAGCACGGTGACGGCCACCGGGATCTCGATCCCGTTTTCGCGCTTCACCTTCCAGTTGCGCACCATCATCCGCTCCGCAAAGCGCAGCAGCGGCCGGCGGCCCAGGGCCAGCTCATCCGCACGGCTTTCAGCACGGCCAGGCGGCATGTCCACCATCAGCAGGCAGCCGCCATCACGCATCGCCGCCTGATCAGCGCGCATCAGCAGCGACTTCAGCGCCTGGCCCTCGCCATCGATGTTGCTCAGTGCTGCCTCAAAGGTCGGCGGTGCTGCCGTCACCTCGAACCGGCTCAATGCACCGCTGAACGCCTGGATGCCATCACGCAGGAAGGCCGGGAACTTCGCCCGCGCCAGCCGGCCCTCATACGCCTTCACCGGCTCAGCTACCTCCCTGGGCAGGTACTTCCCCCGAACACCGCGCAGCAGGTTCCAGCAGTCGCCCACCATCGCCAGATCACTGGCCACATCCTTCAGCGCAGGATGCACGTAGCTCGGCAGCTTCGGGTCACCCTGGGGGTGATCAACAATCCCGCTCGTTTCCTGCCTCGTTGACACCCGCCGCTGGCCCTATCTGTGCCCCTGGTTTTCCCTGGCGCGCAGCGGGTTCAGTTCAGGTCGCGAGTGAATCGAACAGCCCCAGCTGGTCTGCCTTCGCGGTGAGTGCAGCAGCATCCACCGCATCGCCCTGCTCCTGCTCCACTGCACCCCTCGGCCGGCCTGGGGCGTCGCCGCCGGTGGTCTCCACCTCGAAGCCCAGCTCGGTGCGCTCTGTGCCGCCAGGGGCCCTGCTGTGCCCCACCACATGCCGCACCCTGGCACGGAACTGGCCGAGGGGCAGCGTGGCCACCTGCCGCCGGCGCTTCGCCAGCCAGCTGGCCTCCAGCTGCAGCCGATCCGCGCTGTTCAGCTCACTCCATGCCCGCCGGGCGATCTCCACCAGCTCAAGCAGCTCGGTGCCGTTGGCGGGATCCTGGCCCACCTCATCGTCATCCAGCGCCATGCCGCCACTGCCGCTGCACTCGCTCACAATGTCCTGGCGCA